GTTGTTAGATACTGACGTTACACCTGAACAAGTAGCTCTTTGTATGATAGCCGTAAAACAAGCTAGACTTATGGAAACACCTGACCATACAGATAGTTGGCAAGATATTATTGGTTATGTAATGACAGGTTATGAGTGTGCCAATGTCAAAGAATAACTACATATTACCTAATGGAAATGTGCAGATTAGTTTTAGTGGTGGTCGTACTAGTGGGTATATGCTTTACAAAATACTTGAAGCTAACAATGGATTGCCTAACAGAGCTAAGATTATCTTTACAAATACAGGCAGAGAGATGAATGAAACTTTAGATTTTATTCAAGAGTGTTCTGATAGGTGGAATGTTAATATCACATGGCTAGAATATGATGAGGTTGATGGCAAGAATACATTTAAAGAAGTAAATCATAACTCAGCTAGTCGTAATGGCGAACCATTTGATAAGTTAATTGATAAATATGGTAGGCTACCTAATGCTATGCAAAGGTTCTGCACAGGTGTTCTAAAGATACAAACTTCTGGTAAATATTTAAAGTCTTTAGGTTGGAGTAAATGGAACCATGCTTTAGGTATAAGAGCAGATGAACCAAGGCGATACAAGACAGATTATAGAGATGGATTCTATCCTTATTATCCTATCTATGAAGCTAATGACACACTAGTAGATGTAAATAACTTTTGGAGCAGTCAACCATTCAAACTAAATTTACCTGTTGTTGGTGGGAAAACTTTAAAAGGTAACTGTGATTTATGTTTTTTAAAGTCTGAATCTCAATTAGCTATGATGATGAAAGAGAATCCTGAACGTGCAGAATGGTGGCTAAACACAGAAAAAAGATTTGGAAAACAATTTAATAGAGACAGAAACTTAGCATCATTGTCTGACTTTGTATTCAATCAACAAGATTGGGTGTTTGAGCAACAAGGTTATTTCTGTCAAGCTGATGGTGGAGAGTGTACAGGATAATGGCAAAAAATAATTTTCATATATTTAAAAAGCAAGCTCGTCTATCCAAAACAAAAGAAAAATATATAGATGTTTTGTTAGCTATGAATGTATTGCCAAATGTAAATGAACCTATGGCAAGAATGACTTTAGAGGCTTATTGGGTGTACTATACAGAGCTTACAGATAGTGAAAGAAGAATGAGAGATGTAACTCGTTTTGTGCATGGTTATGTAAGCAAGAATATCCAGGATAAATTATTTTCTTGACAGAATTTTGCTCCCTCGTATAATCAGCTATGCTGACTAAGCAAAGCCGTATGGCAACGAGCAAAACATAGTTTATGTATCTTAGCTTAGATGAATGTAAACTATAAAAATTAAAAAAAATATTAGAGTTTGTAATATAGTATAACTTTTAACATATCTATGCACTGCTATAGCAGTGCATAGATAGAGATAGACTCTCTTTTTTTATTTAATTTATGTAAGCTATTCCAAATTTTCTAAGTGTCTTAGCTTCTTTATCTGTTATTTTAGATGAAGATGTTACTTTACATTGTCTATAATCAATTCCATCAATACCATAAACTTCTTCAATCATTTCTTTTTCAGTCAATTCTTTTGTGAATATGCTATATTGTTCATAAGAATATTCTCCGTCTTGTATTTCAAAAGTAATTAATGTCATGTTTCTCTCCTATTTCTCGTCTTGATATATTCTATTCGTTAAAATAGAAACTGTTTTACTTACTGGTCTTTGTCCTGACTCGTAATAACTTATCATTCTTATTGTTATTCCAAGTAAATTTGCGAACTCGTTTTGTGTATATTGTAATCGAGTTCTGATAGTTTTAAATTGCTCTTTCGTCATTTGCATAGTAACATCTCCTTACCTTTGCTAGGTTAGGGCGTTGCATCTGTCATGTATGCAACGCCTTTTATTTTATTGTTCTAAGTTAAATTCGTTTTGTATTTCCCAAAAGCATTGCTCTAGCTTTCTTATGTCAGATAAATACAAATCCTGGCACTCTGTTATCATGCTTATTGCATCTTTTAAAGTGCTGTGAGTTTTAAAGATTGCTTGTAGCTGCTCAGCAGTTAAGGATTTCATTGCCTTTGCTCTTTCAGCTTGTTTTTTCTTTCTCTCTTTTGTGTAATGTTCATGATTTGTCATGTTATTGTCTTTCTCTTTTGCTAGTTATGGCATTAGTGCCTTTTTAAGCCTGTTACAGGCTTGTTAATGTATAAGCTGGTACAAAACCAGCCTATACAAATCTTTTGTTAGCTAAATATTATTAGTATGAATATTGCATAACCAAAAATAGTGAATAAAAATAATAATTCTATTAGGCTAGTAGCTATTAATTTAAATATGTTTTTCATTTAGAATTGTTCCTTTACTTCATCTAAATAATAAAAGTTTTTGTTTTCTGCTGGTACAAAATTATCTTGTCTTATTTCTTTAAAAGATACTTTTATCTTTTTACTTTCAAGAAGCTTTACCAGCTTGTTAGCATCACAATCTTCTTCAAGATATACACAAGCATTGTTAGGATTATAAAAGCTAAAATTAGAAAACTGATTTAGTTTTATATTAAAGCCTTTTAAATCGTAGTAAGATATTTTTACATAACCATGTCCAGCAGTAATTATGTAAGGTATTGTAATAGATTTAATGTAATCGTTCATGTTATAGCCTTTCTGTTGCTAGGTTGTGAGCTTGTAGCTCTCGCTAGTCTGGTCAAGCCAGACTAACAAGGGTAACAAGACTAATTTAGGTTAGTAAGAATATAAATACCTTGGTCTATTTTTTTCTGTGTTTCTTTGGTTGTTTCCTCAAGAAATATATTTCTATACTTACTTGTTGTTGTAGAGTAGTTCCAATATTTTTCATCAAGGCTTATTGATGATAAGGGCAACCCATCACTATTTTTTATAAAGTTACTTATCTTTACGATAGTAGAGTTATAAGATTGGAAATATTTGTTATTGTTATCGTCATATACAATAAATTGATTTGCTATCTTATTGCCTTTGTTACTTGTCATGTTTGTTACTTTCATTGTTTTTTCCTTTTCTATTAGTCGTTAATGTTAATTAATGGATAGTATAAAGCTATTACAGCGATTAAACTGCTAATCATTAGTAATGTAAAATATAGACCAACAAAGCCAATAGTCATTAGATAAAAGCTAATTGGTAATATTAGTATAAATTGAAACAATGCTATTAATAAGAATGTTTGATATTTCATTTTATAATCCTTTGCTTAGTTGTTAATATATATAATGATATAGAAATTATTTCTATATACAAGTAAAAAGAAATAAATAAAAACAATGACTTAGTAAAATAGTTTTTCCAGCTACTATTTATTACAGTAAAAATATTATTGATTCCAGCAGCTAATTAGTTTATTGATTGCATATAAAAGGGGAACAGTATTTACGTTTTAATATACACTGAGTTAAGACAATCTCATACGGCAAATAAAGAAACATGAACCAGGCAATAATAAAAAGTATATGCAGTGCAAAAAAGCAAGGCATGGGGGGAGCAAATAATAAGGTATGCCACCCACACGCACCTGCACGCATTTATATATGTTAATAGGTAGTTCTACACACACATGATAAGCAAAGCAAAACAAGAGCACATCATATCATCCATTACAGACGGACACAGCTTGGTAAAGGCTTGTGCAGATGCAAAGGTCAGTCGTGCTACGTTATATCGCTATATGAGCAAAGATACGGAACTAGACAGCAATGTAAAGACTGCACAACGTCAGGCTGCTGAGAAAGCACTTGAGGAGCTAGAGGATATGTATGGAGATGCGTTGCATGGGCGAAAGAACTATGACCCTAATTTATTGAGAGATTATGGACATCATGTAAGATGGAAGGTGCAGAAGGTATTACCAGACAGGTTTGGTGAAGCTAAGAATAGAACAGGCGTTGAGATTAGTGATGGTTCATTGAAGATAGTTTGGGAGACTGGTACAGAGGATGCAAGTTAAGATACCCTATAAGCCTAGAGACTTACAGGCTGAGATGCACAAACACTTGAAAAGATGGAATGTGCTTGTGATGCACAGGCGATTTGGTAAGACTGTGTTTGCTGTCAATCATATGATTAAACACGTTTTGACTTGTCCTTTACCAAGACCAAGAGTTGCTTTGGTGGCTCCTACGTTTACGCAAGCTAAGAGGATTAGTTGGGATTATGTAAAGTATTATGCTGGTGTTATACCAGGAGTTACATTTAACGAGACTGAGTTAAGGGCAGACTTTCCTAATAATGGCAGGATAATGTTATTGTCAGGTGAGAATCCAGATGCTTTGAGAGGTATATACTTGGATTTGTGTGTGTTTGACGAGTATGGGATGCAAAATCCCAGGGTATGGGGGGAGGTTGTAAGACCAGCCCTATCCGACAGAGAGGGTAGTGCGATCTTTTTAGGTACACCAGCAGGTCATAATCATTTTTTTGATATATTGCAACAGGCACGAGAGCAGGATGAGGAAGGGTCTGACCAATGGTACTGGAAGATTGCCAAGGCAAGTGAGACTAAGCTAGTGAAAGATACGGAGCTGGAAGCTGCACAGTTGCAAATGACACCAGAGCAGTATGAGCAGGAGTATGAGTGTTCATTTACGGCTGCGATTATTGGTGCGTATTATGGTAAGTTGCTTGCTGACTTAGATGACAATGGAAAGATTACGAGAGTGCCATACGATCCTGCGTTGCCAGTACATACGGCTTGGGATTTAGGTATTAATGATAGTACGGCTATTTGGTTTGCACAGGTTTATAGAGGGGGTGCTGTTAATGTTATTGACTATTATGAGAATAGTGGCGTTGGCTTGGACCATTACGCTGAAGTATTGCGAAAGAAAGATTATCACTGGGGAGATCATCTTGCTCCACATGATATTGAGGTTCGAGAACTGGGTAGTGGGAAATCGAGATTAGAGACTGCGTTTAGTTTGGGTATACGTTTTAGGGTTATACCGAAGATGAAAGTTGCTGATGGTATTAATGCTGCGAGGATGATGTTACCTAAATGTTACTTTGATAGGGATAAATGTGCTGAAGGTCTTGAGATGCTAAGACAATATAGGCAGGAGTGGGATGAAAGAAAGAAGATATTCAGAGATCAGCCACGCCATGACTTTACAAGTCATAGTGCTGATGCGTTTAGGTATTTAGCTATTGGGTTGGAGAATCGTACTGTGATGACTAGACCACCACAATCTGTGGCAGTAAATGAGTACAATCCTTTTACGCTATGATGTATGGTCAAGACTATGAAGATGCTTTAGAAATGGTGCAGTATAGTGAGCATCACAGAAATTGGGATGTTGGTATGGTACAAAAATATATTGAAAAACCTTTATCAATTAGACAGTATAAGATTATTAGGAATGATTATCAGGAGCCATTGATGTTTGCTACATGGGGTTTCCCTACAAATGAACAGGTAGATGAGTATGTGGAAACAAAACATTTTCCTGTAAATGGATATAAGGGTGGTGGCAGTGATGTTTGGTTAGTAGACTTTATTGCAAAAAAAGGTTATACAAGAATAGGTTTTCTTGTTTTAAAGAAAATGTTTATGCGTAGTGGCTATAAGAAAGCCTTTTGGTTTAGACCTGAGACTGAAAAGTTAGGGTGGCATATTGTGAAAGGAAAGTAAAATGGGTGGTGCTCCAAAGAAAATAAAAAAAGTTGCTAAAAAGATTGTTAAAGAAGTTGGTGATTTACCAAAAGATATAGAAAAAAAAGTTGTTGAACCATTAGAAAGACCAGTAAAGAAAGCTATAAATGTAGTTGAAAAGGTTGGTGCTGAGATAGTTGAGCCTTTGGAAAGACCAGTGAAGAAATTGACTAAAGAAATTGTAGAGACTGTAACTGGTACAGACAAAATGGATTATAGAGCACCAGTAACACCAGAGGTAACACCAGAAGTTACACCTGAAGTTATTGAAGATGAAAAGCCAACAATTACAACAAGATATGCCACAAGAGGTAAAAGGTCAGGACAAGCTGGTACAATTATGGAAGGCTATGGCGTGGTTACACGACCAAAAAGCAAAAAAGCAATAACATAGGAGATTGCAATGTCATTTCTTAAACCAAAAGTTTACGTTCCACCACCACCACCAGTTCCAGAAGAACCTGATAAAGCTGATTATGAGAAAGCTGCCGTATTAGCTGGTGAAGCTGAAGCACAAGAGAGAAAGAAACGTAGAGGGCGTGGCAGTACGATTGTTGCTGGTCAGCTAGGAGAAACATCCACAAGCATGAGTGGCACAGGTGGCACACCAACTTTGTTAGGATAAGATGATGATGAATGTCAAAGATATAGTTGCTAGATTTCAACACGTTGAAGGTCAGAGAGATAACTGGAATAATCATTACCAAGAGTTAGCTGACTATATGTTGCCAAGAAAGGCAGACATAGTTAAGAAAAGAAGTCGTGGTGAAAAGAGAATGGAGCTTATCTTTGATGGTACAGCTTTACAATCAGTAGATTTATTATCGTCTAGTTTACATGGTATGCTGACATCTGGTGCAACGCCATGGTTTCATTTGACTATGAAAGATGAAGAATTGGGCAGAGATGAAGAAGTCCAAAGATGGCTGGAAGATAGTTCGCAAAGAATGATGCGTGCCTTTACTATGTCTAACTTTGAAACAGAAGTCCATGAGATGTATGTTGACCTAGTTGTATTTGGTACTGGGTGTATGTTTGTTGAGATGGATGACAAAACATTACGATTTAGTACAAGACATATATCAGAGTTTTATGTAACAGAAGATCAGTATGGCATTGTTGATACTGTGTTTAGAAAGTATGAACTACCTGCAAGACAAGCTGTGCAAAGATTTGGCGTTGATAATGTAGGTCCATTTATAAGAAAAACATTTGAGAAGAAACCTGATGAGAATGTAGAGATACTTCATGTTGTTATGCCTAGAAAAGAAAGAGATCCAACGAAACGAGATAATAAGAATATGCCATTTGCATCTATGTATATTTGCATGGAAACAAAAATGATATTGGCAGAGAGTGGTTTTCAGGAACTACCTTACGTTGTACCACGCTTCTTAAAGGCAACAGGAGAAGTGATGGGTAGATCTCCAGCTATGGTTGCATTGCCAGATGTAAAGATGATTAACTTGATGTCTAAAACAATCATACAAGCAGCACAAAAAATGATAGATCCTCCACTATTAGTGCCTGATGATGGGTTCTTGCTCCCCATTAGAACCCAGCCTGGAGGTCTCAATTTTTACAGATCAGGTTCAAGAGATACAATAACACCACTACAAACTGGTGCTAATATACCTATTGGATTAAACATGGAAGAACAACGAAGGATGGCAATTCGTTCTGCTTTCTTCGTTGACCAATTACTAAGTGGCAGTACGCCTAATATGACAGCAACAGAAGTTATACAAAGACAAGAAGAAAGAATGAGAGTTATAGGTCCTGTGCTTGGTAGATTAATGAACGAAATGCTAAGACCTTTGATTGATAGGGCGTTTGCTTTGATGTTGCGTGCAGATATGCTTTCTGTACCACCAGAGGTTTTACAAGGATTAGATATTGATATTGAGTATGTATCGCCATTGGCAAGAGCACAAAAGTCTAGTTCTGTTAATGGTGTAATGAGAGCTTTAGAAATACTAATGCCATTGTCACAGTCATTACCAGTTGGAGATCACATTGATCCTGATGGATTGGTTACTTATCTAACTGATGCTTTAGGTGTTCCAAAGAGAGTCTTGAAGCCACAATCAGCCGTTGATGAAGAAAGAGAACAGCGTGCAATGATGCAGCAAGAGCAGATGGAAAGACAAATGGAGCAAGAGGATGTGGCTACAGTTGGTCAGGCAGCACAAGCAGTAAGAATGGTGGGTGCTAATGAGTGAGCAAATAGCACAACTCAAGGTAATGTATAAAGATACTTTTGGAAACAATGCTGGTAAAAAGGTGTTAAGTGATTTGGAGATACGCTGTAACTGGCGTGCTTCAAGTTATGTAGCTGGGGATGCCAATGCTACAGCCTTTGAAGAAGGTAAAAGGGCAGTAATACTACACATATATAACATGATGAAAGAGGAGTAGATATGTCAGAACAAGTTGCTGAACAGGTAGCCGAACCAGTACAGCCTACAGCGTTGGAAACACCAGCCGAGGTTGCACAAGGTGGGTCTGGTAACAGTTTCATGGAAATGATACCAGAGGAATTAAGGGAGCACCCTAGTCTATCGCCAATAAAAGATGTTGGTAATTTAGCTAGGAGTTATGTAAATGCACAGAGATTGATAGGTAGCGATAAGGTTCCGTTGCCAAAAAATCCTACAGAAGAAGATTTAGATAACATTTATAGTAAGTTAGGCAGACCAGAAACACCACAGGGATATGAGTTACCTGTTGATGGTAATGTTATAACTGAAGAAGTTGCTAGTGCATATGCAGATATTGCACATAATCTAAGAC